TCTTTTGGATCGGTGTGGATTGCTCCACACTTAGGTCAAGAGCTCTTGAACCATGAATTACCATCTCGTCTGATTGCAGTACGAAAAACCTTTCGAAAGCCTCGGCTTATTGCCGCGGAACCGAGAGAAAATATGTACTGTCAGCAGCTCGTGAGGGAATTCCTTGGTCATCGAGTTGAGCAAACCTTTTTAGGTCAATACATCAACTTTAGACGTCAGGAACTCTCAGGAGAGATGGTTCTCATGTCCAGCATCGATCGGTCGCTGTCGACGATTGATTTGTCTTCAGCTTCAGATCGCTTGTCTTGCTGGGTTGTGGAGAGGATCTTTCGGTCCAATCCTACCCTTCTTGACGCGCTTCATGCTGGTCGTACCAGATGGATTGATAACAAGATCCCTGGTACGGTTCCCTTCACTCGCAAACTTAAAAAGTTTGCTAGTCAAGGATCCGCCACTACATTTCCTGTACAGTCATTGGTGTTCTTGGCCGTGATCTTCGCAGTAGCGATGTACTACGGTCAGGATATCAGAGGGCTCAAGGGGCGTGTACGGGTTTACGGGGATGATTTAATTATCCCTACCGAATGGTACGCCAAGGTCTGCGAGCTCCTTACCGCCTTGGAGTTGAAAGTTAACTCTGAGAAATCATATTCTCAGGGTCACTTTCGAGAATCCTGCGGTGTGGACGCCTTTATGGGTTACGACGTAACCCCTCTAAAGGTTAAACGCTTGCCTACTACGAACATGTCGGAACATGCTAGTGTGGTCGACAATGTCAACAGCTTCTTTGTTAAAGGGCTGTGGACCGCGTCAGATCGCATGCGAGAGCTAGTCAATGGGCATCAACTGGTGCCCATTCAACATGTCTCGACAGCATCGGGCTCTTTCGCTTCTTTCGTGGGCGACAGCCTATCTCATCTAAAAATGAGATGGAATACTGTTCTCTCACGCGTGGAGTATCGGTCTATTGTCATAAAGACGTCAACCGAAACGAAAGAACGCGATGCAATGTCAGCTCTTCGGCGTAGTATTCTACTACGTCGTGGGCCGGGTGATTTTCTCGATACACCCGACCTTGCTGGCATCCGAACTGTGAAACACAGAACGGGATGGAGGACGGTGGACCCTTGCG